CTCTTATGTTTGGGATGCTCGGAATATCTGGAATGAGAAGCTATGACAAGACAAAGAAAACGGACAGTAAAAAATAATGGAACATAATTTCGATTATTGTTTGAAAATTATGCTGAAGTCAGAGGGTGGTTATTCGGATCACAGTCAAGATCCAGGTGGGCAGACTAATCTCGGCGTAACCAAGGCTGTTTACGATGAGTTTTACGAGACTGATGCAGATGAAGAGACTATGCGCGGATTAAAAGAATCTGACGTTAGGCCAATCTATTATGAAAACTATTGGTCGCGTTGCCGTTGCGAGGACTTGCCTACCGGCGTTGACCTCCAAGTTTTTGACATTGCCGTTAATTCCGGCAGCGGTAGGAGTGGTAAAATACTGCAAAGGGTTGTTGGCGCTACTATTGACGGTGCTATTGGTGAGAAAACATTGGCAGCCGTAGCTGAAATGGAGCCGTCAGACATTATTCGCGCTATGGGTGTTGAGCGGGAACTCTTTTACCGCGACCTAAAAACATTCGATACGTTTGGCAAAGGTTGGCTAAACCGCAACAAGCATACGACCGATACAGCTTTGGAAATGGAAAATATCGAAGTTTTGAAAAATGAGGGAGTGCCGGTTTAATGGCAACTGCGAAGCAGATAAACGATCTTGAAAAGCGCATATCAGCTGCCAAGCGGCAGAAGATAGCTATTGAAGGGCGCGATGATTTTTTGAAGTTTGTCAAATTCACAATGCCCGATCCAGAAGATTTTGATAACACCGAAATGTCTATCTTCAAGGATGCCAAGCACCATCGAGCGTTGGCCAAGGTCTTAGAAAAGGTAGAAAAGGGTCATATACCGCGTTTGATTGTGTGTATGCCGCCTCGCCACGGCAAGTCTGAACTCATATCTCGCCGGTTTATCCCTTGGCTGGTGGGCAAGGACAATTACCGAAACATCATTTTTGCCACCTACAATGAAGATTTTGCAAAGGACTTTGGTGCTGATTGCAGGGCTATTATGACTTCTCCGCAATACAAGCACGTTTTTCCGCATCATGGCTTGCGTCAGGGCGGTGCTTCAAAGTCACGCATTCAAACAAGTTCCGGCGGTATGTCTGTTTTTGTTGGCCGTGGTGGCTCGATAACAGGCCGTGGAGGCGACTTTGTGATCCTCGATGACCCGATCAAGGACAGCCTGGAAGCTGGCTCTCCTACGCTGCGAGAACAGCTTTGGACATGGTTTACACAAGTGCTTATGACCCGTTTGATGACGGCATCAGCCAGCATTGTGATTGTGCAGACCAGATGGCACGAAGATGACTTGATTGGTAGGCTTACTGACCCCACTAATCCGCATTACACGCCAGAAGAAGCTGCCAAGTGGAAGATCATTAACTTACCGGCATTGGCCGAGGATGATGACCCGCTGGGGCGCGAGGTTGGCGAGTTATTGTGGCCAGAGCGTTTTGATATGGAGTTTATGACTGCGCAGCGGCGACTTGATAGCCGTGGATTTACTGCGCTGTACCAGCAAAGACCCACGCCGGAAGATGGTGATTTGTTTAATAGGGCGAATTTGAGTTTCTACGATAAGAAAAATTTGCCCAAGGATTTAAGAATTTATGCGGCATCCGATCATGCTGTTGGCGTGGACAAGACAAGGAATGATGCGACCTGTCTGTTAATTGTGGGTGTTGATGGCAATGATGACATATACCTGATCGATTGTTGGTGGGAAAAGCAGCCCACAGATAAGGTGGTGACAGCAATGCTAAACCTGATGCAGAAACACAAGCCGTTAATCTGGTGGGCTGAAAAAGGCCATATCAGCAAGGCAATTAAGCCATTCTTGCGCAAGCGCATGGCAGAGGAAAAAACATATTGCCGCATCGAGGAAGTAACACCGGTAGCAAATAAAGTTCAACGAGCGCAGTCCATACTAGGCCGGATGGCCATGAAAAAGGTCAAGCTGCCTAAAACATCTCCTTGGACACAAAAGGCTGTTGATGAATTATTAAAGTTTCCTAACAGCCGCCATGATGACTTTGTTGACACGCTTGCTTGGGTTGGCATGGGGCTGGACAGGATGGCAACACCAGGTGGTTTACCTAAAGATAACAAGATACCCGAAGTAGGAACCTTTGCTTGGGTTAAATGGGATTCTGAAATGCGCAAAAGGCACGATCGAATCCACAGCACAACAGGGGGCTGGTGATGGAAAAAGATAATTTTATGGAAGTGACGGTTATTGAAGAAAAGAAACCAGAACCATCCGAGCGCCGTAAAGCACTTGTATCGGATTTAATTGCCCGAATTAAGACTGCAAAAGCGTTTCACGAAAAGCCCTTTAAGCAAATGTTTAAGGATATGGACGCTGCGCTGAAAGGATTTGATGATGCAGAATGGAACGATACTAATTATGTTGCCAACATTTTGCAGCGTCATGTTCAACAGCGAACAGCCTCCCTTTACGCAAAAAACCCGCAAGCGGTAGCAACCAGACGCGACCGGATGGATTATGCTATTTGGGATGGTGAAGAAACCTCACTTGCTATGGCCTATCAGGCATCACAAACTGCCGCTCAAGCTAATTTGCCTGTGCCTTTTGAGGCTCAAGCAATTATCCAAGATTATATGGCCGGTCAAAATCACCGCAAAATGCTCGACAATGTAGCAAAAACATTAGAACAACTTTTTGATTATTTTATGAATGAGCAAACCCCGTCATTTAAGTCACAAATGAAAGGGCTGGTGCGCAGGGTAATTACTTGCGGTGTGGGTTATGTGAAGGTTGGATTCCAGCGCGATATGGACAGGATGCCAGAGGTTTCTGCCCAGATAGCCGATGTCCAAGCACAAATAGATTATATTCAGCGTATAGCCAAAGGTGCAGCAAAGGGTGAAATTGAACAGGACGATCCGCAGATCGAAGAATTAATGCTTTCATTACAAGCGCTGACTGATGAGCCTATGATGATAGTGCGCGAGGGATTGTTGTTCGATTTTCCAGAAGCAAGCAGCATTATCATTGACCCGATGTGCCGCCAGCTGCGCGGGTTTGTGGGCGCAAACTGGATAGCGCATGAAATGTATCTTACGCCAAATGATGTTGAAGAGATTTACGGTGTAGACCTCAAGAACGATTATAATTCTTACGATGTCAAAGGTCGTTTGATGTCGGATGCGCAATACGAAAGAAAAGCCTACGGCGAAGTGGATATTAACAAGCATCAAAAAGAAGGGCTGGTGTTAGTTTACGAATATTACGATCAGAAAAGTGGGCTACAATACTGTGTCGCTGACGGATATGACGATTTCTTACGAGAGCCGATGGCTCCTGATGTAAAAGTCGAAGGGTTTTTCCCGATCTTTCCGCTGGTGTTTAATGAGGTTGAGCACAAGGATGTGCTGTTCCCGCCGTCAGATATTAAACTCCTTATGCCAATGCAAAATGAATATAATCGCGCACGGCAGGGATTGAGAGAACATAGACGAGCAAATCGACCTAAGTATGCAGCGCCAGCTGGTATGTTAGAGGATGCTGATAAGGAAAAGCTGGCCACTCATCCAGCTAATGCGGTGATCGAACTGCAAGCATTAGCATCCGGTCAAAAGGTAAATGACGTTATTCAGCCGGTTCAGCAAATTGGAATTGACCCCAATCTGTATGAGGTTCGCACAATATTTGACGATGTGCAGCTGGTCGTGGGATCGCAAGAAGCTAACTTTGGCGGCGTTTCCAAGGCTACGGCTACAGAAACCAGCATTGCCGAATCAAGTCGTATGTCTAGCCTTGGTGCTAATATCGATGATCTTGATAGCTTTATGTCCGAAATTGCTAGGGCAGCTGGGCAGATAATGCTTTACGAAATGTCGGGTGAAGAGGTCAAAAAGATAGTTGGGCAAGGCGCAACATGGCCGGAAATGACCCGTGAAGAGATTATGGAAGAGGTTTTTCTTGAGATCGAAGCTGGGTCAACAGGAAAACCAAACCGTGCAGCTGAACTACAGAACATCGAGCGTATCATGCCATTCTTACTGCAAATTCCTGGCATAGACCCAAGCTGGCTGGCCAAAGAACTGTTAAAACGGCTGGATGATAAGCTGGATATTACACAAGCGATTGTAGAGAAAATTCCAAGCATTGTGGCTATGAATCAGTCGCAGGGTGAGGGTACTGGTAGCCCAGCATTAGCTGGCGCACCATCGGGAGGGGCATCCAATGCACCTATGTTAAATGCGCAATCGGCGGGTTCATTGCCGCCGATGGGTAATAATCAATAGCGTTTTGTTGAAACTTACGATCAACAAGGCTAGAATGTATTAAGAAAGGGACGCAAATGGTTGATGAGCCAAAAGAGTTAGATTCGTCCTCTGACTCACAAACACAAGACGAACTTGATCTAGCAGTAGATCAGGAAGCGCCAACGTCTAGCGCAGAAAACAGCGAAACCGAAGAGGATTTGCTTTCCGTTGTTCAATCGGCAATGGAAAGCGAGGAACCGGAGGAAGCGGAATCGCAATCCGAAGAGGAAATTGAAGGAGAGGATGACGGGGATGCAGAGCCGTTAGAAGCATCAGATGATGTAGAAAATGACAATGTGTCAGAAAAAGCTCCCGTTCCGTATAAGCGTTTTCAAGAAGTCATTGCCGAGAAGAACGAATTTAAGCACGGCGCAGATCAGTTTAATAAGATTACGAACTATCTAAGCCAAAACAACATTAATGCAGATGAAGCGCAAACAGGCTTGCAAATCATGGCATTAATGAAAAATGATCCGGCCAAGGCGCTAGAGGCATTAACCCCTTTTGTTAATACTTTACGCCAAATAACCGGTGAAGTGCTGCCAGACGATATTCGTAATAAGGTCGATGATGGATTTATGGACGAGGATGCGGGTAGGGAGTTATCGAGAGCGAGAGCAGAGGCAGACAACCAAAAACGGATAAATGACAGCATGGTAGCACAACAAACAAATGTGCAAACCGCGCAGCATAAAGAACATTTAGCCAGAACTGTAA